TATGGCAGGTGCAGAAGCAGTTTTACCAGCACCTCTATTAGAACCAATTCAAGCATTTGGGGAAGAAATAGGAGGTCTTAAAGACAATCTAGCGTCTTTTGGAAAACCTTTCATGGCGTTAGGTAAGTTTGCTGATTCAAGACTTGGTATATCAGAGAAACTTCAAAAATTAGAAGTAAAGAAATTCTTATTAGCAAAAAAAGATTTAGTAGTATCTAAAGCAAAACTACTACTAGACAAATTAGCAATATTAACAAACCCATTTGTGTTAATGGGTGTTGCTATCGCTGGTCTTATAGCAGGTCTAGTAGAATTTGCTCCTCAAATAAAAGATTTCTTTATGGGCATAATAGATGATATATCTGATTTCTTTACAGAGACAATACCTAATTTCTTTAAAGATATGTTTGATGATATATACATGGCATTACCTTCAT